GATTCCATACGTTTACACCTCCTTAACTATAATTATTCTTGTTGCTGTTGTGAGTATTTCTTTTACTTCGTTTTGTGACAAGTATTGATTAATTTCTTCTTCTTGTGTATGTTGGAATATTTTTACTTGGTTAGACATCAGTTTCAACTCCTAAAGCAAAAAAAGTCATATTCATTGAAGACGTATAGGTATTGACGTTGACAGTACTGCCTGCTTGAAAAGGGAAATAACATTCAATGTCTTTTTTATCTAAGACTGGGTCATCATTTTGAGCGTTCATAGCATAACCACATTTTCTATAATTGCTTCCTCCGTATCTCTCATTAAGATAAAATCCTTCTTTAACACTTGCTCCATTCATTACAGGTCTAAACCATAACATTATGAATTGCTTACCTACTGGAACCGTATAGGTAGCTCCTGCTGCACCGGCTGCAGATTCTTCTAAATCATAGCCTGTATTTGTAAAACTTGTCGTTGCAGCTAAAGATACCATTCGAGTATTTGCATCTTTAACCCATTTGAGTTGACCGTAGCCAATTACTACCGGTTCTGCCATTATAGCATAACCTCCATTACTGTTTCTGTTCCTCCGTTAAATTGAACTGTTGAACCTGTAGTAGTTGAATTTCTTAATTGCAGCGGGCCTCCTTCACCGGCTAAAGCGTTATGTTTGTGAGCTGAGACACCTGTTGAGGAACCGCCACCGCCACCAAATCCCATTATAATTTTCCCTCCGGTGAGCCTGGCGATTTTTGGGCTTGGAATACTGGATTAGGTGTAACTTGAGCGAATATATCCGCCACACCGGCTGCACCGGCTGTGACTGTAACAGATACAATATTCATACTATCAAAAGAACGAAATGAAGAAGCAGCCAAGTTGATTGGTGTATTTGTTGAACTGTTTAACATGAAAGATGCAGCGTTTGCAGCATCTTGGTTTTCAATTAAAACAGAGATTGCTATGGCGTTAAATTCTGTCGGAAAATTAATAGTACGTGTAGTTCCGGCAGGGACTTGAATAAAAACGGGGAATGACTCGGCAGAGGTATCTTTAGGCTTGGTTAAAACCTCAAATCCCTGAATTACCGAAGGCATTGTTTGATCACCTAGAATAGATTGCTATATTTGACGATAAATGAGTATGCTGCTGCTGCGCCTGCGCCTTGAGCTACATTGTACGATACTTGTTTGCCTCCACTTGCACCGCCTACTGCTATTGGTAGCGGGCCTGGAACTGTACGTCCTGCACTTGCTGCACTAGAGTTGTCACTAAAGAATGTCGGGCCGGCTTCTAAGTTATTGATCAACAGTCTGGCTTGATAAGTCAAACCGGCTGCAGGATCTGGTGCTGATACAAAATCAATTATGGCATTATCTTTGTTCAGTTGCTGAACTGATAGGCCTGTAACATCATCTGTTGCTAACTCGAAAACGTTGAGTGCTGCTGCTGCGTTTGCAAAGGTGTATCTTCTCATTATTGGAACTGCCAATTTATAGAACCTCCATTGCGGGTGATGCGTTTGCTGCTGTTCCTCCGCCTGTTCTGCCTTTTAGAAAGTCAAAAGCAAAATTGCCAATGACACCTTCAATTCCTCCTAAGAAGTATGCACCGGCTGGTGCTGCTACTCGGGAAAATTGCGGGGCTACTGCTGCAACAACTGCGGAAGCCATTGCTGCACCGCCCAGGCCTAAAGCGACTTTTTTAACGGTTGAACCGCTAGTTATGGATTTTAATCCTCTACGCATAGTTCTTCTTGGTTTACGTCTTTTTATAGTTGCCGATTTTCGTCTTTTGCGTGTTGTTTTTCGTATGCCCATATAAGCACGTCTTGCTGTTTTTCGTACACCACCTTTTCTAGTAGAACGTTTTCTACGTCTATTGAGGGCTACTAATTTGCGAGTGGCTGCCTTTTGTTTGGCTGTTCTACGTTTTGCCATTAGGAAATATCAACCCCGATGTTTTTGTAATAATCTATTGCAGCCTGGCTTAATGGATAAGTGGTTCTTGCACCTGAAGGGAATGTTATAACAGATTGTCTTGTTTCTGGTGCTGATTCAGGGCTAACGGCTGGACTGGAACTAGCGGTGTTAGGTGTTGGAATGTCTATGGTATAATTTGAAGCGTTTGCTATTTGATTAACTTGATTATCAGATTGTGATGCTGCATCACCGTAAATTAACGTCTTTAATGAGAAAAGCGGGTTTAATAGTTGGGCGGAACCTGTCCCGACATTTCCCAATAGTGAACCTAGACCGGAACCGATAGAGGACAATGACGAACCTAAACCGACACCAGTTTCTGTTAGTGCTGCACCAGTCAAGCGAGCTTGGGCTGGTCGTGCTATGGCATTTCCAAGAAAGAATATGGCTAAGCCTGCTAAGGCGATTGGTATAATTTTCCCTAGAACTACCATATCAAAACTATGCGTATATAGTTAAAAAGGTGTCGATTTTCGTTATAATTTAACTTCTTTTGTTACGTTTTCGAAGTTTTTAATCCATTTGTAACGGTCAGCACCTAATGTAATCTGATAATCATTTCTAACCCTTTCAGTTGTTCGGGTGAAGATCTCGCCATATTCTTGTTTAACTCTTGCAAGTGCATTATCTAGATTAAGCGGTGTTTCAAGAAATTCAGGAATAATAATCGGTTCTGGGACTGGAATAGGTATGGGTTCCGCTTCTGTTCGGGTAATTACTTTAGGCCTGGCTGCTAGTAATGATATGCCTACTAAGCCTATCCCGATTAATGCTAAAGTGGATTTTTTAACCATAAACTATTTTCTCACCTTTACAAGTTGGACAATCCATAAGACTAAACTTTTCAACACCGGAAGAAGTAATATCATTTGTATAAACTAAGCCAGTTGGTTTTCCTGTTTCGGTATCTTCGCAAGTTTTACAGGGTTGATTCCATTGCTGCTGCCTGCTGATTATTTCCTTTTGCGGTTGGTTGTTTAGTAAATTTTGAGATAATATCTTTAACTGCATCTGGGTTTTGCTGAACATAATTTGTTATAAAATCAACTGCCTTTTTACTCTTTAATAATGGTCTAATTGTTGGCGGTAAGTGAGGAACTAAGCCTTCGACAACTTCACTAATCGCGGATAAGGGATCTTCGGCTGCTTCTTCGCTGATTCTGACTGGTTGTTTTGCCCTGTTGACCTGGCCTTTGAGTTTTTTGTTCTCATGTTCAAGCTCTGCAATGTATTCATTATAACGGTTTTTGAGTTTAGTATTAATTTCAGTATTACCAAACCTGTTCCGAGCAAAAATAATAGTGGTAATGCCTCCACATACAACTGCAGCCAAGATATATAATTCTGAAACAAGTAATTCCATACCATAAAGTGAATGATTTTACTTGTATTTTACTTTGTTTATCCCCTCTTTCCTCCCCAAACCCCTCCTATTACCCCTGCATTCGCTAGCTTTATGACCGAGTGTATCAATCCTATCTATAAGGGAATGGCATACTGGGGGAACTTCTTTCTCTTGGGGTTGTGGCACACCACAAGATGAAAAAATTAGACTTGTGGTGTAAATTTAGTCGACAAAACTTTTAATTAATTATATTTTTTTACTTATTTTGTGAACAGTACGGCACCACAAGCACGAAGAGATGCACTTCTAAAGTTTGGCCAGGCAAAAAAAGACGAAGGATTACCAGAAGTGGCAATTCGCCAACTTTTAGAAGAATATCACATAGACACGTTTGATATGTCATACGTGACTATGAATGACGACTTAGAGCGTGTTTACAGGAGGCTTTTCAAATGAGTCTCAAAGGCTTAGTTCAAGCCTGCCGTCTTCAATGGTATTGCACAGATTGCGGGGCAATAGTAAGAAAATCTATCGCCTGCAAAAGATGCCAAGAGACAGAATAAGGGATCTTTCCCCTCTCTTTTTTCTTTATTTCTTTTCCATATCTAAAACGGTGCTTTTTTCCGTTTATGGTTTTTTTATGCTCTTTGCGTGATTGATAATTAATTTGATAAGGAAAATAACCCAAGTTGCCTAGATTTGTCCATAAATAAGCAGCCTTTCCGTCTTTATGCGTGTTATATTTCAAAATGTCATTAGGAGGCGGTAAAAATTCCGCCAGGCCTCTCACATTTTCCAATGCCCAAAATTGAGGCTTGATCTTTTGTATCAAGTAAAAAGTTCTATAAACCAAATCTAATCCGATTCTCTCGTCTTGCGTTCCCCACGCCCATTTTTTAGCAATACTAAATTCAGAACAAGGCGGACTCGCTAGGATAATATCAAAATGCTCTTCTGGTTCCCAGTCAAACAAATCGGCTTTGATAAATTTGTAAGGATAACCCAAATTATGTAAATCAATGCCGGTGCATTCATGCCCTGCCTCTGCAAAGGCTTTAGACCAGCCACCCACACCACAAAATAAATCTAATACTTTCACTTATCTTCTAAGTCGTGTTTCTCTTTATTATTGTACATAAAACGCAACACCTCTTTTTCCACTCTGTGAATACATCGCATATTGTGAATGGTTAAACCTAGTATAGCCAGGCTTAATGCAATTGTATATTCAATCATTTGTTAGCGTTGTGAACTTTTAGCATAGCAATAGTGCTAATTGGGGTTATTATTGCTGCTAAAATTACACCTATAATTCCTATATCAGATTCCATACGTTTACACCTCCTTAACTATAATTATTCTTGTTGCTGTTGTGAGTATTTCTTTTACTTCGTTTTGTGACAAGTATTGATTAATTTCTTCTTCTTGTGTATGTTGGAATATTTT